GTTACGTCCGCCATATTATACACAGCCCGAACTCGGCTTATGGGTTCCAGATCGGCAATGGCGGCAATGGCGGTAATGCCGGCACGTCTGGTGCTGTGGGCGGTGCTGGCGCACCCGGCTGCATCATCGTCACCGAGTATTACGGGAGCTAGGGCAGTGGCTTACCGGCTAGCAAAATCGCTGGATAAACTTAGAGCCCAGGTTAACGAAAAATGGCCTAAGCGCAGCAAGGCGTCGGACGGCTGGATCGGCGATACCTCCCACGCCGCCCGGCCGTCTGACCACAACCCGGATTCGCGCGGCATCGTGCATGCGGTCGACCTTACGCATGATCCCGCCAACGGGTTCGATTCGTGGAAGTTCGCCGATGCGATTTTAGCCGCGCAGGACCCCAGATTGAAATACGTCATATCCAACGGGCGTATCGGTTCTGGCCCGGCCGGGCCATCCCCGGGAGAGTGGCGAGATTACAGCGGTTCCAACGCCCACGCCCATCACTGTCACATCTCGGTGGTAACCGTAGCCTAAGACAATACACACGCATGGACCGTTGGCGCTGTCCCAGTAAAGCCAGTCACCGGTGCTGACGTAATTCTCGCGCGCACCCTCCACTATGGGATTGAAGGCGACGACGTCGAGGAACTGCAACGCATGCTGGACCTGCCGGTGAACGGCGTTTTTGGCTACGGCACGGCCGAGGCTGTGGTGCAGGTGCAGCTAAAGAATGGTATCGCTGCACATGGTATCGTAGGACCGTCTACCTGGAAACTTATCAAGGAGGCGAGTAGCCATGCAACTTAACGACATAGCAAACGTTATCGTCGCATCAGCCACTTTCCTAACGGCGCTCGGTGCGTTCGTCACCAGTCTGATCAATGCCAGACGCATCACGCACGTCGCCAATAATGTGCAGACAATCGAGAAAGCCACTAACTCTATGAAGGACGCGCTAGTCGACGCGACTGCGAAAGCGTCGCTTGCCGAAGGCAGGGCAGCCGGACTCCAGCAAGGGCGGAATGAACGAGGGAATGAGTAGAAAGGGGAATCCGGCGATGTCTAGAGATGATTCATGGCGCGAGGTCCCGCATTGGGCGATCGACCTTCTGGAAATGCAATACTACATCATCATTCAAAACGAAGCGATCCAGGCGATGCTGGAAGACCGGGCGACGCGGCTGTCGCCCAAGGACCAGAGGGCGCTGGATCAGCTCACAAATATCCTGAAGGGTACTAACGTGAAGATCGACAGCGCCAAGCAGGATAAAACCGCTCCTGGCGGCTCCCAGGTGTAAGCAAAGGAGTACCACCCGTGGCTACAATTCAGGAAGCCCTTGACGTCGTCAAGGCAAACAGCACCCGCACCGGCTCGCTGATCGCGCTGTTCGATGCAAAGAAGGCGGAACTGGAAGCGGCACTCGCCAACCAGATGACGCCGGAAATCCAGGCGGCTATCGACGAAGTATTCACCGTCGAGACTGCGGACGCCACCGCCATGGACGCGGCGCTCAATACCAACGTCCCCCCGCCCACCGACCCGCCAGTGGACCCGAACGCCCCGCTGATGTCCGGCAGGCGCCGGTAAATCGCCGGTTGTCTGACGCCTCCCAGAGAGACTTGCCCGGCCCTGCCATGGGGTCGGGCTCTTTTTCGTTCATTGGCCACTCTGCAACGGAGCGTCTTCCCAGACTAGACGCACAACCAGTATTTCACCATCGAAGCGCCGCCAAAGTTGGAACGGTTTGTTCGGCACATCGCTAAGGTTAATTTCAACCTCCGTTTCGCCGAAGTGCGTCATCAGAGAGGCGCATATTTCCATATAGATTTTAGCGTCATTCCCGCCCGGCTCATCAGCCACTTTCCGTCTCCATTCGTCTGGGCTATTGGACAAACCCAGGGTCATCGTCAGCGATCTCGTTCATCTCGGTGGCCCGAAGCATATGAAAAAATAACTCCTTGAGCGGCCACGGTGACGAACCGCCATCCTGGAGGTGCATGAATTCGCCGTCAGCAAAGGTAGCTATAATCCATACCGAGTGAGCCCCCAAGCGAGCTGCGGCACGGGCCGCTTCCTTGTCCAACTTAGCTTTGACGCGGGATCGCCGTTCTGGCGCCCATGGCTTGGGCTCGCTCATTTATAGTTTCCTTTCACTGTTTCGGACAGCCGGAGACTCCGGCTTTAGCCGGACGGACTTGATGTCGGCATTGAAAACCTCTTCGCCGTCCTCGTTGTAAAAGCCCATCCATGTCCAATCGTCATCTTCGCCGTCGGAAAGTTGGCCGTAAAACAGCGATACGGTATCACCGTTCTCCAGCAGGGCCAGAACTGCATCGCCTTCGTCAAACAGCGTGTCAGCAATTACATCAATCGGGTCAAACCAAGTTTCAGTCATTTTGCCCTCGCGGACTTCGCACAAGTTCGCGACGCTCCTTTGCCTTCTCGACATAAGGCTGCCGCGCAAGAAACCGCACAAACTTGCTCAGGTTGATCGGCCCATCAGTCCACAGGTCGCCGCTTGACCTATAAACGCGATTGTCCGGCGCCGCTTCGCGTGCCGCCTGCATGATTGCTGCTTCGCTCATTTGCTGTTTCCATCAGGGCGCGTGAGCGCGCCTGGGTAGGCGCATCCGTTGTCGCATTCATGCCCATCACAGCCTGGGCACCTCGATCTCTGCGATTGAGCGGCCTCCAGCCGGGCAATTCTGGCACGCAGTTCGTTGATCTGGTTCTGTTGGTCGGGAAGGGATTCCATCGCTATTTCTCCGTCTGTTCGGGGCGCGTATCAGCAAATGACATCGCGCAACGCATCCTCCAACCCCCTGATATGCTCTGCCACCTCGTTATAAGTCCGCTCGCCGAGGATGGATTTGTAGGCCGCTTCATTGGATTCGAGTTCGGAGATGCGGACTTTGAGGGTGGCGATTTCGGCCGCCGCCAGAAGATCAAGGTCTGACGGCGGCGGCCACATCAGGTCGGAATCGACACGGTGGCGCTCGCGCAGCCGTTCCTCGATTGTGGGTTGGGATTGTCCATTCATCGTTCTCTACCCGCTTCTCGAATGGAGCCGTCAAATCGGCGCCAGCGCGTCATTGTTCGCGGCTTCTTGATGCCAAGATGCTTCTTGCGCTTGCGGGCCGTTAACGATTTTTCGGCGACGTCTGCCTTGGTCTTTTCGCGGTGCGGAGCCTTCAGCGCTGGCGCCAAGTTGCTTTCGCGATGCTCGCCACCATTAGCGAGAGCAACAACATGATCGCAGTCCCAGGCTTCACCCGCCCGGATTCGGCGACCTGTAAGATGGCAGCGCCCGCCGTTCCGATCAAAAACCCTAACCCTAACGCGAGGAGGGATTGCTTGGTTATCATGCTTTGAGATCCATTCCGGTACTGATCTAGTCATGGAACACCACCCCATGGTTCGCGCCGAATTGCTCGATCAGCGTGATAAGGTCGGCCATCTCGCTCTTGCTCAAGTCGGATGACGACTGGCCAACAACGACAACCCCTCTGCCGTCCAAGTTTGGAACCATACGCAGTTCACGCTTGAGTGCATTTATAAATATCATCTTCCAGTCATCGGCCGACAGTTTGTCTCCATACCAAGTGACTTGGGTGGCAACCTCGGTCAGCATTGCCCACATCTTGTCGTTCTGCTGCAACGAGCGACTAGGCCCCTTGAAGTCAACCCGCGTGCCGTCCGGCAGCTCTGCGACCCAACGGGCAGCTCTCTCGCGGATCTCGGGGGATACAAGGACAAGCGTTGCGCGGGCCATCAGGCAGCTTTCTCTTTTGAGGTCGGATATTTTACGCCGCAGAACGGGCAGCAGCTCGCGAAAATCATTTTCGGCTTGCCGCGCTTCTTCGCGTCAATCTTCATCGTCAGAATAAACGGTGGCCGAACGCCGCTGCTTGTCCATATCGGCAATTCAATTTTCGTGTTGAACTGTGCCAGATGTTCGTTTGCGGTTTTGATGCAATAGCACATCACGCAGCATCCTTCTCGCCATAGAGGCTGTTCAACTCGGACAGCTTCACTGCCATTTCAAGCAGGAACGCGGCGATCTCGGCCTCCAGCTCGGCAATCCGCTTGTTGTCGCGGGGTAGGCGCTTGACGAACAGGCGCATGTTCTCGGGCATCCGGGGATCGTATGAAACGAAATCGGACCATTTGCGGCCCGTGCAGGCCATCTGAAACTGCATCTGGTCGACATACTTTGCGGGTACTGATCGGACTAGAAGCGTCTCCAAATGTGTCGCGGTATTGGGGCATTTGATCTCGACCATGAATTCATCGCCAATCAAGCCATCCGGGGAACACCCAGCTTGGTCGATCTTAGGGTGCGGAACAAACGCAACTTCCTTGACCGTTACCCCTTGGTAAAACTCATAGGCGGCGCGGGCTTCGGGCTCGGTCTCTGTGCCGTGCCGCATCGCGGCGTCGGTGTATGACTCCGCTACCGTGCCGGTCAGGCGCTCGGCAATGAGCTGGGCCATGTAGTTGGCGCGGCTGGCGCCATATCCAGTCTTGGTCCGGGCAACCACGTCAGCGACGCGGGAGGACGTGACCTTGCCACGGCGCAGTTCTTTCCACTCGTCTGAGCCTTGGATGATGTCGCTCATTTTGCGGCTCCCTTTTTCTTGCCAATGGCGACGAGCGCGCGCTGATATTCCTTTGCGGGCAGGTCTGCGATGGTATCTACCCCAAAGTAGGTGCAGAAGTTCTCATGGAAGGTTTCGGATACCTCACCGCACTTGTCGGCGATCTCCTTCGCTTGCTGCTCGGTGATCTTGGCGCCGGTATTCTTGCCGTCGTCGTCGTTCGATGCGGCGAGGCCGAGCGCTGCCTTGAGTGTCATCCGCTGCAAATAGGTCAACGTCGAACCGATAGCCTGGATGCTGTTCTTGTTTCCGCTGTCATCCCGACCAGCGCATAGCGTGTTTTCCTCGAAATGCCCGTCACGGTGCGATACGATGCAAGTCACAGTAACCGGCTCGTTGGCCGGCGAGGCCGTCCGGTAGCGATAGGAGAGGCCGTATTTCGCGAGGATCGGGTTGACGACGCGGGCAATCTCGCCCAAGTCCTCGTAGCGGTAGTTTGTTCGGCCCTTCGGCGATGTAAAATCAACTTCCCGGTTCTTCGTAATGTTCGGAATCTCAGCCTTGGCCGCCGAAATGGCGTTGTCGAAAGCCTTGCGCGATTGATTTACCTCCCAACGCTCTTGCAGACCCATGAATTTCTCGATCACGTCGAGGCCGGCGCCGGACTGCACAGCCCGGTTGAGCATGTCCATGGGCGTGACGGCGCGCGGCTCCATCTGAACGATGCCGCCGGGCTCAGGGATGGTGGGGACTATGTCGAGTTGCTGGGTGGTCATTATGTTGCCTCACAAATAAATCCGCCTACGCCATCGCAGGCTCGGCAGGGGATGACGTGAGCGCATGGCGGGTCAATAGACCAGCGACTGACGCTTCCCCAGACCTCGATCGCGCCTTCGCCGCAGCACTCTTCGCAGGTAATGAACACCTCTGGCGGCTGGTGTATATAGTCGGCGATATGATGATGGGCGGTCATCTGTTGGCCCCCTTCGGGCGAATGCCGGTGACTTCGTGGCGCTTGACCTTGGCAATCAAAACCTTGCGGCGCTTTGCGCTTGCATCTTTATTCGTTCCGGTCCTCCCCGTTCGTTTTTCCACCCGAACGTGCCTATTCTTCTCAGGCACCCCCAACTTGTACTCACCCGGCTCGAAAGAACCGCCGCGGTCGAAGGCGATGATTTCAGTTCGGAGCGATCTCGGCGTGTGGTAGCGAACCCATTGTTTGGGGGTCTCGACGTAGACGCGGCCGATGTGAACGCGGGCGCTGACGCAATGCAAATCACGCTTCACGGCACGCGCCGCTGCGCAGCCTGCCGGGTCCTTGTTTGCGCCGTCTATGGCGTCACGCGCGGTGATATGGATAGAAATGGGCTTGGTCGCGTCTACAACCTTTTTGCCGTTGATTTCCATGTTAATCCTCCATTTTGGTTTAGTGTGCTACGCATTTTCCTCGATCAGGGCGGCAAGGTCAGCGATCGCTTCCATCATGGTGCTGCCGACGCCGTTTAGGCCATCCTCCTCGCCCTCTACCCATGCAACATATTCGCCGGCTCCGTATTCATAGCCCTGACGAAATTCGGTGACGACAGCCAGCCGGTTATCGTCGGCATCACGAAAATAGTGGGTCTGTCGGCTGTCCTCCATCTGCTTGGCGCTCGGGACGGTGTGGGTCATTGTGATTTTCTCCAGCCGCGGATGACGCGGGTAATTTCTTCGTCGGTTGCATCACGCAAGTAAGCTGGGATTTTGTAGCTCACACCGTCGACGACTATGGTTGGTTGTGCTTTGTCGGTTTTCCTCTGCTTGGTGCTCGGGATCATCTTGCTTCTCCGTTTCGATAGGGGCAATGTGCACCTCGCGTACCGGGGCGTCAAGCGGAAATGTGCGCTAACCGTACAAATAATTTTCAACAAAGGAATTGACTACCGGTACACATAGCGTACAATGCCCGTTATGCACCTCTCAGATTATATGACGCTCCACAATCTTGATGATGACGCGGTCGCGTTGCGCATCAAGCGATCGCGGCCGACCGTCAGCCGCATCCGCCGCCGGCTATGCCGCCCCGATTGGGATACCATCGAGGCAATCAGGAAGTTCACAAAGGGCCAGTCTACTGCTGACGACTACCAGTCACTAGAGGGTGCCGAATGATCTGGATTATCGCTGGCGTCGTGTGGCTTCTGGTGAACCTCGCGCTCGGCATCCTGATCGGCAAGGCCATTCATTACGGGATGGGAGGTGTGAACAATGGCTAAGAGCTATGATCCAGCTTGCTATAAACTGGCAGAACATTTTCTGCGTGACGAGCCGATCAGCGAGGACTCAACGCCTTACGATTACGCTTACGAGCAGGCGTGTCACGATCTCGCTCTGACCATTCAGCAAGCAGTTGAGGATTGGTTCACGCCTCCCATGGAGCAACAACAAAACAACGAGGCAAACAATGTCAAACCCAAAAACCCTATGGCCGTCAGCACATTCAGAAATGCTGACCTGCCTGTTGTCGACGACACCGTTTAGTTTTTCCGAGATTGCAGACCTGATTAACAAGGGTCACGGAACATCATACACCCGCTGTGCAATCTCAGGAAGAGCTTCGCGCATTAGGAACAATGCCCTACCGCAGCTTCCGCCAGAAATACTGGCTCAAAGAAAACTAGACCGCCGCAACAGGACCAACGCCAGGAAGAAAAACGAGAGCTTTGCCAAGAAGAAGGCTGAACCAAAGGCGCGCCCACCCCATCCCACCCGATCGGAACAGCAGCAGAAGGCAACCCGCGCTTTCCTCAGTTCGTCCGGCATGTCCAAGACGTCAGCCGGCTACCGCAAGAACTTCCCGAAATGCAATGTCAGTAGGGATGATCTTCGCAATATGCTTGCCGAGGCGGTGCGGAACACGGCGGCTATGGATGTATGATGGGTGACCCGCGAGCTCTTATCGTTCGCCACTCATTTGCAAACCCGTATTGGTGGGGCTGGCTTGAGGTGTACGCCAGTCCATATAAGCCATACCGCATCATTAAGAGGCGGAACCCATGAAACCCGGCCGCTGGTGGCGAGCGCAGAATTCCTGTGTTGACAACGCCAAACTGATCAAACTGAGCAACAAGGAACACCGCAACTGGTTCAACCTGAATTGCGTGGCGAACGAATACGGTGGCGTATTGCCTGATTTTGATACGATTTCTGTCAAACTTCGGATGACAAAACGTCGAGCTTACGCTGCTGTTGCCGAGCTGGTTGCCAAGAATCTTTTCGACCAGCGCGAGGATGGCAGCTTTGTCCCGCACGACTGGAATCAGTGGCAATATCAGACAGATAAGACTGATCAGACCAACGCGGAGCGACAACGGAACTTCCGCAGGCGGCAGAGAGAAGAGATAGCTACATTAAGGGCGTTACGTAACGGTGTTACTACTGTTATGGCAAAACGACCAGATACAGATAAGAAGATAACTACTACTAGTCTCTCTGTTGAGAGAGGGCTGGCCAAAGGGAACCTGTCGCTGAGTGAGGAGGCTCTCGCAGGCATCTCGGGGAGGAAGCAATGACGGTGGTAATTCGACAGGGCGATTGCCGTGAGATCCTGCGCACGCTGCCAGCGCAATCGGTGCATTGTTGCGTGACCTCGCCGCCATATTTTGGTTTGCGGGATTATGGAACGGCGCAATGGGCCGGCGGCGATCTGGAGTGCGATCACAAGCAGGGCCGACCTGGGGCAGGCAGAGCTGATGGCATAGTGGACGACCGCGCACAACGGAATCGGGACGGTGTCGGATCGATGGGCGGTGATTGCCGCCACTGCGGAGCCTTGCGGATCGATAGCCAGATCGGGCTGGAGTCAACGCCTGACGCATTCGTGGCGGAAATGGTAGCCGTGTTCCGGGAGGTGCGCCGCGCCCTCCGAGATGATGGCACGCTTTGGCTGAACCTAGGGGATAGCTATGCTCGGTCGGACAAGAAGGGCGGCAGCGGGTTCGGCGGGAAGAACCAGAAATATCTTGGCGACAACTACGAGCGGGCTGTCGGAGATGTGCCACCTGGGCTGAAGCAGAAAGACCTGATTGGCGTGCCGTGGCGCGTTGCTTTCGCCCTACAGGCTGACGGCTGGTATCTGCGCCAGGACATCATCTGGTCAAAGCCCAACCCGATGCCGGAAAGCGTCACCGACCGTTGCACCAAGGCGCACGAGTATATTTTTTTGATGAGCAAGCGGGCGCGGTATTACTACAATGCGGCGGCGATCAAGGAAGCGGCCAAATGGGCCGACGACAATCGGGCCGGCGAGGGGCGGTTAACCTATGACGGGAAACGCCAAGGCGTTGTTGGGACAGGTAATGAGGCTTTCGTAAAAATATCCGATACCCGCAACAAGCGCAGCGTGTGGGAAGTCACCACGCAGGGATACGCGGACGCCCACTTTGCGACGTTCCCGCCAGCGCTGGTCGAACCTTGCATCAAGGCTGGCTGTCCCGCCGGCGGCACGGTCCTAGACCCGTTCGGAGGTGCTGGGACGACTGGCATGGTTGCTGATCGCCAGGGCCGCCACGCGATCCTGATCGAACTAAACCCGGATTATGCCGCTATGGCACAACGCCGGATTGAGGACGATGCCGGCATGTTCGCGCAGGTGTCAGCATGATCCGCGACCCCTCAGACGGCTCGGTAAGGGAGTCGCAGAAATCAGCCCCGGAACGCGTGACGCCTCAGAATACCGCTGAGCGTTTGCCAAGCAGTGATGCCGCAATCTCCGGGGCTGATACCTACACATCCGGCCTACGGACCGGCAGCACCAAGCCTGAGAACCTAGCCCGCCTTGAAAAATCAAGGCAATGGCTGAAAAATTATCACCAACGGAGGAAACAACATGAGACAGATCAACAAGTTGATAGTGTTGGCAATAGCATCGGCGGCGTTGTTGACGCCGCCGGCACGAGCTGACGACATGGCGCTGCACGACCGGCTGGCGCTGTCGTTGCGGGATTATGGCCTATGGCGGGCCGAGCACGACCGCAACACGTTCCCGACGAACATGCCGAAGGTCGGCGAGCCCTATGACCCGGTAACCGGCAACGCTATCCGCAGAGCCGGGATATTTCTTGCGCCCAGCGACCTCGCCAAGATGAACGCCGGCAACTGCATCCTGCGATAGGGGGTCCAATGAGCGATCTTGTCAAATCGTGGCGCCGGCAAATCCAGCGGGCAAAGATACAAAAGCCGCGGGATGATCAGCGCGTCGAACCGTGCCATTGGAGCAAAACCGGCTGGGCAATCGTCGAGCAGGATGGCTGCTGCACATGCCAGCCAGCCAAGGCTCCGAAGGGGCAATACGAATGGCTGAAAGAATAACCGCGTCAGATGCCGTTTAAATCAACAGGGGAGGGCGCACAGCGTGTCAAAGGCAAGGGCGTGGAGGAAGACAGGCAAGACGGCAAAGCGCACCAGCGGGCCGCGCTCGCAATCCTCGGCCCTGTCTGAGAGTGCCATGCCAACGCAGGAACGTCTAGCAAAGGCGGGCGGTGACTTCCAGATAGGCGGCGACGGTGCGCACCGGATTGTGCGGATGCTTGATGCTCCGCTGGAACAGGCGCGCGCGCGGGGGCAACTGACCGAGACACAATTCCATGTCTTGGCGAAATATCGGCTGCACTGGTTTTTAGGATACCAGTCAGGGAGCCTGCGGGCCGTCGACCTCGACCGTGTGATGGTATCCGGCCAGCAAGGCGGCGGCGGCGATCAGGTGATCTGGCACCGCGATATGTTTGAAACAGCAGGCCGTGGATTGCTGGCGCTGGAGCGCATGGCGCTGGCCAGCGTGGTACTTAGTGAACACAACATAACCACGGTGGGCTCTTTCCTCGGCTACAACAGCCCATACCGCGGGCGGCAGGCCGTGCTTGATTCGCTGCGCAGTGCGTCCGTGAAAATAACGTCAGCATGGCTGGCAATGGAGCACGCTTGACAAAAGGGCGCAGAAGCGCACTCTTCTGATAAGCGTTACCGCTATGCGAGGTCGCTCATGTTCATGATTTTCGACAGGCAGGCCATCAATTTCGATATGGTGACGCGCATGTGCGAAACCGAGTTTGGCGGGGTGGATATCTCAACAGTTGAAGACAGCTACCGTGTAGAAGGCGTGACGATTGACCAGATCCTCACCGCG